TGGACAAGTTACATCTGACAAAATAGAAGATGGAACTATCGTCAATGCTGATATAAATGCAAGTGCAGCTATAGATAACAGCAAAATTGCTGATGGTTTACTTAAGGCTGGAATAACAGTTAACTCAGCAAACATTGTTGATGGTTCTATTGTTGATGCTGACGTAAGTAACTCAGCAAATATCAATGGTTCTAAAGTAGCTGATGCAAGCCTTCCAGTAGTAAAAATTGCTTCAGGAACATTACCTTCCGGAGTTAAAGTTACTACTACAAATATTGAAGATAACACTATTCTTAACGCTGACGTTAATACGTCGGCTGCAATAGCTGGTACAAAAATAAGTCCAGACTTTGGTTCACAAAATATAGTTACATCTGGAACTTCAACAACTGGCAACATAACAGTTGGCGGAAACATTACTGTATCCGGAAGTGTAGATGGCAGAGATGTAGCTTTAGATGGCAGTAAATTAGATACTATTGAATCTGGAGCAACTGCCGATCAGACTAATGAAGAGATAAGAGATGCTGTTGAAGCTGCTAGTAATAGTAATACTTTTACTGATGCAGACCATACAAAATTAAATGCTATTGAAGACTCAGCTACTCAAGATCAGACAGCAGCAGAAATAAAAGGTTTATTTAGAGCTAATAATTCAGATAAGATAACTGACTCTGAAATAGCAACAGGCACTTTAGATAATAGATATTATACAGAAACAGAATTAGACGCTGGACAATTAGATAATAGATATTACACAGAAACAGAAGCTGAAGCTAGATTTCTTAGACAAGATTCTTCTGAAACTATATCTACTGGACAAACTTGGTCTAACTCAGACTCATTTGTAGCTACTACTGCTGCAATTAACGCTAGGATTATTGACCTTGTTGACGAGGTTGGTGGTTTTACTGTTATCGCAACTGAATTAGCATTTCCCAATACAAACCCACAAGGAGCTACAGGTCAGGCAGCAATATTAAGTATTGGTGCTTTATCACAAGGATATACAAGAACTGGAACAACTGTAACTATTCCTAACGGAACAGTTGGAAATAGCACAGTAACTGTTACTGGTGTTCCTTTGGATTTGCCAAGTGGATTTGGATTATTAGTTGAATCTACATCAACACTTAATACATATACTTTCCATAGGTTAGTTCCTAAAGCTACTGAAGTAACAACAGTTGCAACTAACATAACTAATATTGTTGCAGCCGGTGCAAACGTAGCTGACATTAACAACTTTGCTGATTTATACCAAATTAGTGGAAGTGCTCCTACACAAAGAGTAGATGGTAATTCATTAGTTAGTGGAGATTTATGGTTTGATAATAGTAACGGAAACTTAAGAGTTTGGAATGGTAGTGCATGGGCAATCATTACACCAGCCCAATCAGTATTAGATGACGTAGCTATTGTTTCTGGAGCTATAACATACTCAGAAGATTTAGGTCTTATAAGTGATGCTGTATCTACAGGTAGTTCTAATGGTTCACTTGATATAGTTGCAGATGCACTAGAAGATGAAAGAACATTTACTATTACTGTTTCTAGTGGTGCATACTATGTAGATGGTGTAAGTAAACCAGCTTTAACATTACACAAAGGCTGGACATATACATTTGACGTAAGTCATAGTTCTGTTAGTTCGCACCCATTACGATTCTATGCTGGTAGTTCTCAATACTCAACTAACGTAACTGTTACTGGTACACAGGGACAAGCTGGTGCAAAAGTACAAATTGTAATACCAGAATCACAGCCAACTAATTTCCAATACTATTGCACACAACACAGTGGTATGGGTAATACTATAACAGTTGTAGAAGACCCAATTAAAGCTGTAGCTGATATTTCAGCCAACGTTGTAACTGTTGCTGGTATAGCTAGTGATGTTACATCAGTTGCAAATAATAACTCAAACATTACTGCGGTAGCAAACAATGCAACCAACATTAACGCCGTACAAGCTAACGCTTCTAATATCAATGCTGCTGTTAGCAACGCTTCAAATATTAATGCTGCTGTTTCCAACGCTACAAACATTAATACAGTCTCTGGTTCCATTTCAGATGTAAACAGGTATGCAAATGAATATCAAATTTCTAACTCTGCACCCGGAAGTCCTAGTGCTGGCGATTTATGGTTTGATGGAAGTACTAACACATTAAAAAACTATAATGGTTCTGCATGGTTAGGTATTACATCTAACTCTGGAATACAAAACGTGGCTGATGACACATCACCCGAACTTGCTGCTGCATTAGATTGCAATAACAATAATCTTACTGAGGTAGGAACTGTTAGTGGAGACAACTTACAAATAGATTTCGGTACACTTTAAATGGCAAAATTATTAAAATTAAGACGTGGTACTACAACTCAGCACGGGTCATTTACTG